TCATTGAGTTTTACCCATATCCTGATTGTGTTCACGCTGAATATGACGAAACAAGCGCAGAATCTTTAGAGGATGCGGTGGCTGAACTTAAAAAGTATCACCCAGAAGCTGAGATTTTGAACAGCTATATACACACAGCGTGTTTAAACGATCTATGATTTATGCGTGTATTGCTCTAATTCTGCGAATACTTAGCGGGAAACGCTAAACCCTCAGACCCTCTTAGGAGGGTTTTTTCTTGTCTGGCGTAGTTGGTATGGATAAGCCATCAAAACCGCTTAGAACGGGCTTTTAGAGCCTTTGATGGGCATTTCCTCGCACAATCTGCGGATGGTCTCATTCAATGCGTCTATTTCGTCCATCTTGTTTATAGCCCAAGCCCTTCGTTGCCCATGCCATCCCATCACTGGGTTGCGGTGGCAATCTACACATAAGGCAATGCAAGTATATTGAAGCCCTTGTTTGTAGTGGTGGGCTTCACTTGGGGCTGATGCTTCGCATACTGAACACGGCAAAGACTTGACCCTTGCAAGGTGTAGCCTTTCCTTTGCATTCAGTTTGTTGTTCAAGTGGTGGCCTTCATTTCCATTCGGGCAGAGTATTGCTCTGTTCGCCATACCTCAATGCGCGCTTGTGCCGCAGTCATAAGCCAACGAAAACGCTCCTCCCTCTCCACGGCTTCCCTGATTCCTTCGAGTATTTCAATGTAGTCGGCATGGGCATAAGCAAAGGTTTCCTGTTTGCCAAGAACTTCTGTTCCCGCTTGGCTCGCCAGTTGAGATTTGCGTGATTTGCGAAACTCCTCTAAAAACATCCTGTCAGCTTTAGCCTTTGCATAAAGTGGCGCAGTGTCAATTAGATATTGAATGGCTTTGGTAGGTTCATTCATGTTAACCCTCTGCCCTTTTCATGCTTCTAATGACAATGGTGAAACTTGAAATTGTGTCTTTTCCAAAAACAGTCATTTTCTCGATCTCTTTTGCCACTTCTTCTAAGACTTGGTTTCTCTGAGAGGTGGAAACAAAAACATCGAAATGGTAGGGTTGGCCTAAGTCTCTCAATATTTGCTTTCCAAGATTACTTTGCTTTTCAACGGCATTAAATGCCTCGTCTTCCTCTTTAGTCCAATCAGTCATACCAAAACCTCAGTAAAGAAAGCACTCCCGCCCAAAAAGCCGTTAGTGCAATGAGAATTAGTTGCCACGTTTTGCTCATACATCCTCGGTCTTGTAGTTGAGTTTGTGATGTTGAAAGCGCATTGCCGCCTCGCACTCCATCTCTTTGAATTGTTCGTCAGAGAATATCCCTATGACATTGCGACCCTCAAACCAAACTTCTTTGATAGATTCGTTATAGGTTGAATCTTCGTCTGTTTCATACTCATAAACAATAGTAACAATTACGCTACCCGCACCTACTGTCGTGTCAAATTCCCAAGTTGATTCCATGATTCACTCCTGTTAAAAATTAAATCTTACTTAATTGATTGCGTAATACCATAGGGATTTACCCTTAGTCCAAGCATTCTTTTACGCATACATCTATTCCTGATTGACTTGAGTAAACCTTCGTTACATGAATATTCACGATCTGAGTGTCATCTATGTAAACAACTCCATTCATCGCATCTTCTACGCTCTTCAGCACATTTGATGCGTCAGGCTTCTTGATTGGCTTCTCAATGCCGTTTAAACAGTCTGCTATTTTCTTTTTAGAGTAAGACTTTGGAATAGGTGCTCGAATGTAGAGATACAGATTTACAGGGGTTTCTAGTGGCTCGGAACTTCCCATTGCTTCTGTTGCGGCTTCTTTGATTAAAGATTCGTAAGTTCTTGTTTTGTCAGGGGTGTAAGTCTGGACAAAGTTTCCTCGCCTAGCGTATCTTGCTCTTTGTTTACCAACGGGGTCAACATCCAATTTAAAAGTCACCATGAAAGTCATAGAAGTGTCCCATCTTTGATTCGGTTCATATATTCCCTTATGCGATCTCTTGCGCCAGTGCCATAAATTCTCTCGGCTCTCTCTAATCTGGCACGAATGAGATCACGATTCTTTCCCCATTCCCAATTCCGATAGAGTTCTCTGGCCTCGGCTTGCTCAAGAATTACTCTATCGCCTTGAATGCTTCTTCTACTCCAAGTCACCAGTTAACTCCAGTGCTGTGTTTATCAGGTGTAAGGGATAAGGAACACCATCTTTCACTCTGTCCAAAAGTCTCATTGCTTCAAAGTAGTTCATACAAATAAAAGTTGTTGGGTTTTTACAGTTGTTCCAGAGTCGTATCTCTGTGAGTCGCCTTTGGGATACGGCATAACTTCGTATTTGAGTTTTGACCGCATAACTTTTTTGTCAGTCTTTGACCCGTGAAAGATGATGTAACGATGTTTCCTAGATCGTTCGACATAGTAAAAGTCATCACCATGAAGCTCTTTTATCTCTGCCAAGGTCAGACCATCACCAATGGTTTTAGCGTGTTTATGCTCTTGTCCTTTGATTGTCCAATCAATTCTATTTGCGGATAAACCCGTGTAGAGGAAATTGGTGGCTTGATAAACGTACCCCACATGACCTTTGCTTGTGTCGGCAAAAGAAACCACAATCATAGGTTTTGGCAATAGCTTGATTGAGTTCGCAACCAAGAATGATGCTTCGTTTTTATGGTTGTCCAACAAACAGACTCGGTTTAGCTCTAAAACTTTGTCTGAGTATTCTTTTCCACATATTCCCATGCAAAGTGGTGGTGATGCGGGAATTCCATACGTTACGACACCAACCAGAATGTCATCCTTGTAAAGCCCAAAAGCAAACATTATTTGTGGCATACGCTTGGCATAGTGTTTTTCAAGCAACCAAGGCTCAACTTCAAAGTTGTTTATTGGCAACACTTTCATGCTTTTCTCCGCAACTCTGCCATCTTTGCCAATACCTCAAATGGTATGGGTGCGGCTTTCAGATCATCAGCTTTGATCTTTTCCAAAGCGGCATCAGGCTCATTCTTTGAAGGAACTGTGAGCCTCACAATGTCTGCGGGGTTTGGTTTGACGACCCAATCTGCTTTGAATGCTTGCCAACCACGAACTACACATTCTTCCAAGGCTTTCTCTAGCGACCATCCAATCTTTTGCGCTTCGCTTGAAATTGCATCAATGGCTCTCTGGGTTATCGGTGCTCTTTTGGCTTTCCTCAAAGTTTTGAATTCTTGCCAAACAGAATTAGAAACGCCTTCAGGCGATGCAACGCTAATTGCTTTCTTCTCTGTCTCTCTCTCTGTCTCTGTCTCTGGGATAGCTACTTGCTTGCGTTCTGCTAGCACTCCGCTAACAAGTATGAAAAAGTCGTTATCAATCAACGGCTTGACTCCATCTTGATATTCTTTTGGCGTGATGTGTAAACGAAAGACTAGCTCATCTAGTGAGCCATCAAAAACACCATCTTTTGACTCACTTGCAAGCAACCAAAGCATAGGTGCTATCGCTTTGCTAGCAATAGGCAAGCGCATATAAGACCTGTCGTTTAACAGATCACGATGAAGTTTTATCCAAGGTGGGCAACGATCTTTGTAATGCTGAAAGATAGCCCAGTTTTTCGGCTGTAAAAGCATAATTTTTTCCTCGCTCTGTCCTCCCTCTTACAAAAAGAAACAATGGAAGGAGGGGAGGCTCTCTTTTCGATAAGGTAGCTACCCCTTATCTATCCATGCTTCAAAATACTATATCAGATAAATTGATTATTTGTGATTTCTTTTGTGAAATGAGGATTGCCATTGAACAACCTTCTGGCCTGAGAGTTCATTACGGCATACTCAGCCTTTGTAAAAATACCCTTGGCATTGCGTACATCAAAGGGGTTTATCTTGTTATAAGGCTCATCATTGGCGGCTTTTTTAGCCTCAATCATGTGGTTTTCTAGGGTGTATCTACAGACCCAAGCACGATTTACCTTAACTTTCTCAACAGTAAGCTCTTTCTTACGAAACATTTTTTTGCAAGCAGCAACGATGGAAGTTCTTGGGATACCCGTTAAATTCTCCATCTCATAGGCAGTAAGCGATCCATTCTGTAAAGCTCTGATAATTGCTTGTTGGGTCATTTGTAAAGGTTCTCCAAGTTGATTTTGCGGTTCAGATGTAGTTCTAGTGTTCTGCCAATTAAAGCGGTCAAAGTAGCCTCTGTGTCCTCTGGTTGGTTGGTATAAGCCTCAGCCATTGACTCTGCATAAGCAAGCAAGGTTTCAGCACATTGGAGTTCAATTTTTTCGATGTTCATACGAGTAGCCTAGCATGATAAAAAAGTTGCGTAAATTAGGGAAAACCCCTATGTAAATTCAGGAATCTATGTGGCACATTAGTGGTGTGGGCAACAAAAACCCCACATTTTGATAAACAAATAGGAGTGAATATGAATGAAAAAGCGTTTCCACAATGCAATGATCGAGTTGTTTCAGCGATTTCAATTGCCAAAAGTCAAGGCATGACCTTGCGTGACTACTTTGCTGCCAAGGCTATGGTTGGCCTGATGGCAATGGAGAGGGCGCAACAATATGTAACTGAAGATGGTTTTGAAATGGACTATGAAGAAGGAGGTGACATTGGAACTTTATTTGTTCACACCGATCTCATGGCTCAAGAGGCTTACATGATTGCCGACATGATGCTCAAAGCAAGGGGCGAATAATGCCGATTCTTAATGGAAAAAAGGTTGTAGACCTAGAAGTAGATGGAGTAGATAGCAGAGATTATCCAGACTTCTCTGATGCCTACTTCTCAGATGGATGTTACGAAGATGGAACAAGATTGACAGAGGATGAGTTGAACAAGCTCACCGATCTGGCGGGTGATGTTCTGTGGGAAATGGCTTTTGATAGTCTCACATGAAATCAGTATTTGTACAGTATTCTGAACATTTCTCAGACATCTACTACTGCCCTTACTGTTTGACAATTAAGGGAAATAAAATAGTTTGCTGCCAAGAAGCAGACTTTATCGAGTTTAAGGATTTATATCCTGAACAACAAAAAGAGATTATTCAACAAGAGTTAGATGAAAATCAAAGGAGTTAATATGTCAATAGAA